AAGTAGCATACATTAATCCAGCATTGCCACCAACAAAGGTTACCATATTTATCCTTTCTTCAAAGAGTACCAAATTGAAATTATAATCATATATGCGCCAGGTTGGCTTATTAATACCTACAATATCACCTGTATCAGGGTCACAAATAGTTAATACTTGTGCTAAAGGGTCCAACTGTGGAATAACAGTTGTAAACTCGAACTCTACTTGATTGAAACGATTCATATTTATCGCACCAGAAGGCTGTAAATTATATGGCGATGTATCCAAACAAAAATTATAACAATATAAGCCTTCCGGAGCACTTCCTTGTGTTCTTGTATACTTTTCAATAAAATTATAAACACCGGCAGGCTGAATATTCTCTCTATATTGGCCGTCCAAAAGGATTCCAAGACCAATTAAAATGGGTTTAATATTCTGCATACTATAATCTCCTGTAATAAATAAACCGCTTAAAGTTCCATCAGGATTTAATCCTGGACCAAATGTTCCGGGTGGCGGATTAGGATTTGTATAACTGCCTGCCGTAGGAGCCAATTGTAAATCGTTTGGAATATAATTATAAGGCCAATTTGAATAATTAGACCATTCGTTTCTTAAATTAGCATCACTTCGCTGTAAATACCACATCCAACTTGAGACTAAACCTAATGATTCTAGTTGAATCTTGTTTGCTCCTGTTACATTGTAAAAGATATTCTCGTGGACTTGCTTGAATAAATACTTTTGTTCATTTTTAGCAAAGAGTTGAACTTCATCATTAGAGAGAAAAGCATAAGTACAATTTAAATTTATATCTGAATTCCAAATAGTTCTTGTATCAACATATGATGTTGGACCTAACTCAATATCAGGTGGAGGTTGAAGAAATCTATAAAATTGTTGGTAATATTGGTTGAAATTTGGAGCAATATAGGGAAAATTATTTGTGTAATCAAATACGTCACGAATTCTGAATAATTCATTGATTGGTCTAAAGGTTACTGTTATATGTAATTCATTATATTGTAAGGCCACTAAAGGAAACGCTTGTTGAGTTTTTAATCCAAACCACGAATTTAATGGAATATAAATTATTCTGCCACGTATTGAGGGTTCAGCTCCAGCTGGGTTAGTCGTATAATAAGCATTTGGATATGCATTTACGCGAGTGCCTGCATTTGCTGGATCATTAAGCTCTGGTACATTTCCAGACATTTGATCGAATAACGCTCTTTTGGTTCCGTTAAAGTCTCTCTGGACTGATGATAAAAGATATTGCCCCGAATATTGTTGGAGTGTTTGGTTACCACAAGTGATTAATATTTCGCTTACCATTTGTGCTCCAATATTGTCAATCCATTTAAATTCGTACGGGGCCCATGGGGTATATATAGTTTCACCTGCTGAATTTACAACTGTTTGGGGCGGTAGAATAGGAGACCATATGTTTGGTAATTCGACACTGAGGTAGCAGTCCATAAGAAGGTCGGCATAGCGTTTTATGCGAAACGTAAATGTAGATTCTTCATTTAATCGCAATGTTTTAGCTCCTTCAAAATCAAGACGAAATTTTTGCAGTCCAAAATTTGTATATTTTTGATAAACACCTTTCCAGTGACTCTTGCTTGGATTACCGTTTAATATTATGTTTTGTTGTCCTTCCGAGACCAGCGATAATAATCCTCCGCTCATGATTTTTTATTAATATATATAGTTATTTAATTCTAAATCAATTATTTTCATCATAATATAATTTAATTATTTCTAACAATTCTATATTTTCTTCCTTTTTAATTCTGTCTATTTGTCTTTCAATTTCTTGTTTTACACCTTTTCTCATTTCAAACGCCCATTATTATTATTAGTTAAAATTATATAAAAATAATTATTTATATAATGTAAATGGAATGTGCTATATGCTATGAAAAATTTTTTACACCTAAAAATCAAGAAGAATTTGAAAAAATATACAATGAAAATGTTAAAGATAACAATTATGATGAAATAGTAAAATTTAAAAATCTACTTATTACACCTAAACATAACAATACACATTCTTGTTCTACACCAAATTGTGAGTGTTTAATTTGTAGGGATTGTTGGATTCGTATAACTCATAAAGGAAAAGGAATTGATGAAATGACTGAAGATGATATGCCGACCATATATGATAAATTTAAATGCCCTTATTGTAGGCAATTTGACTGGAAAGATTATATGAATAATGTGTTTAATGAATTACAAAAAAAAGTTTTAGGAGAAGAAGAATTTATTGAAGCATTTTATAAACGATGTTTTCCAGAGTTTGATAAATAATATGCGTTTGAAATGAGAAAATGTGTAAAACAGGCAATTAGTTATAAACTGAAAAACCCTTTTAAGATACGACTCTTTAGCCAAATAAAAATCTTAGAATATTTATTATTTTAATGAATTTATATAAATTATATAATTTATATATAAATTCATTTTTTGCTAAAAGCGCTTAAAACAATCTTTATTACTCATATAATTTAAAATGGTATTTATATACGTACTTCAGTTAGAACAAGGCAAATATTATATTGGAAAAACAAATAATCCAACTTTTAGATTAGAAAATCATTTTGGTTCAAATGGTTCTGCTTGGTCTAAAAAATTTAGACCTACTAAAGTAGTAGAACTAATACCAAATTGTGATGATTATGATGAAGATAAATATACAAAAAAATATATGGCAAAATATGGAATTGAAAATGTTCGTGGAGGGTCTTATGTTCAATTAGAACTTAGTGAATTTCATACAGAAGCATTAAAAATGGAGATTTGGGCTGCGAATGACCGATGTATACAATGTGGAAGAGAAGGCCACTTTGTAAAAGATTGTTATGCTAAAACTGATATTTCGGGAAATAGAATAGAATATGAAGAATCATCTGATGATGAATGCGAAGAAGAAGAATCATCTGACAAAGAATGTGAATGGTGTTGTGAATATTGCGATAGAACATTTACAACTGCTTTTGGAGCTGGTGTTCATGAAAAATCTTGTAAAAAAAAGAACACTAAACAATCTACAACCATAGGAACCTGTTACAGGTGTGGAAGAGAAGGCCATTATGCTACAACTTGTTATGCTTCAAAACATATTAAAGGATATTATCTTAAATAATAACCAAATAATTATAAATATATAACTTTTTTATTTTAAAAATAATATAATATATTAAGTATGTCTGAAACAGCAACAAATCCATTAAATAATGCTTTAAGCGGTATAAAAAACATGAAAGAAGATTTTATTTCTAATTTAATTTTAGGCTTTATTTTATTATTAGTTATTTTGATGATTGTATATATTATATATTTAACAAAGCTAGCTAGTAGGGAATGTGATTTTATGAACGATATATATGGTACATTAAATGGTAATATTCGGTCAATAAGTGCCAGCGACCCGGATTGTGGTTATAATTTAAATGAATATTATGTTAAAACAGCATATAATTCTTGTAGTTCAGGAAACTATAAAAATGATGTTGTAGATATTTGTAATTTGAAAGCGGTTTTAAAGCAAGGTGTAAGAGGTTTGGATTTTGAAGTATATTCAATTGATAACGAACCCGTAGTAGCAACTAGCACGTCGGATAATTACTATATAAAAGAAACATATAATTCTGTGAGTTTTAGTGAAGTTATGAACACAATACAAAATTATGCTTTTTCTGGTAGCACAGCACCTAATTTTACTGACCCAATAATTATTCACATAAGGTTTATGTCTAACAATCAAAATATGTATTCCAATTTAGCAAATATTTTTAAATCATATGATACATTATTGCTCGGAAAAGAGTATAGTTATGAAACTTTTGGCCACAATGTAGGTGGAGAGCCCTTGTTAAATTTTATGAATAAAGTGATACTTATTTTTGATAGAACTAATACATCATTTTTAGAAAATAAGGATTTAATGGAGTATGTAAATATGACAAGTAACTCTATATTTATGAGAGCATATAGTTATTATGATGTTAAAAACAATCCTGATTTAGAAGAATTGAGAGAATACAACAAAAGAAATATGACAATTGTTTTTCCAGATAGTGGTCCAAACCCGGCAAATCCAAATGGAATTTTATCGAGAGATGCTGGATGTCAAATGGTAGCAATGCGTTATCAAACAGTTGATAATTATTTATTACAAAATACATTATTTTTTGATAATTGTAGTTATGCTTTTTGTTTGAAACCAGAAAACTTAAGATATAAACCAGTTACAATTCCTGAAGCAACTCCACAAGATCCAGCACTATCATATGCTACACGAAATGTCACAACTGATTTTTATAGTTTTGATGTTTAAATATTTAAAATAATATATACTTAAAAATTTAATATATATATTATTATTAATATGGGATTATTTCAATCAAAACCTAAGCCAGTTGTGGAGGAAGCAAATGTTGAGGAAGCTAAGCCAGTTGAAGAAACATCGATTATTGAAGAATCAAAAGTTGAAGAAGTAATACCTACGGAAGAACCAGAAACCACATCAGAAGAAGCACTTAGAGAATCTATAGAAGAAACTAAGTCTACTGATGAACCTAAAAAAAGAAGAAGATCAAAAAGAAATAAAAAGACTGTAGATTAGTGTTCTGGTTCTGGTTCTGGTTATTCATATGTTGTGTGTTTTATGAATATAATTAATATATTAATAATATACTTAAAAATATTAATATATTAATAATATACTTAAAAATATTAATATATTATAGTAAAATGGGTTCACAATTATCCAAAATTAAACAACAAAATGGGGTAAATTATAATTGTCCGGTGTGTAAAAATTCAGGTAAAGCTCCAAACCTAGTTGGTAAATTTATTTTAGTAAACGAACATCATTTTAAGTGTAATGGATGTAATAGTATATTTAATGAAAATAGTATATATTCATTATCTGTGAATAAAGAACCTATAACACTCGACCACGTTGTAAAAGTATAATAATTATACAACGTTATAATATAATTTAATTATTTCTAACAATTCTGTATTTCTAACAATTCTGTATTTTTATCATTTTGAATTCTATCAATTTGTTTTTCTATTTCTTCTTTTAAAATAGGCAAACGTGTATTAATAATT